AGTCGATGCATCTCTACTTCGACTACGCGGTGCAGGCCTTCCGCTGGATGTTCCGCTTCGGCGGGCAGCCGCACCTGAGCGCCGCCGTCAGCCCGGCCAACGGCGCCAGCACCAAGTCGCATTTCGTGACGCTTGACGAGCGGGCGTAAATCACGCTGACGGGCGGGCCGTCCGGCCCGTCCCCACCCATCATTCCGAGGAGGCCACGAGATGGCACAGAAGACAGTCCGCCCGTCCGACCGCGCCGCGGTCGTGGGCATCATCGACCCGGACGCCTACGCGGCCGGGACCGTCACCACCGGCTGGATCGACATGACCCAGTACAACGAGCTGATGGCCGTGGTCATGGCCGGCACGCTCGGCGCGGCGGCCACGCTGGACGCCAAGTTCCAGCAGGCAACGACAGCCGCCGGCGCCGGCGCCAAGGACATCACCGGCGCACTGATCACGCAGCTGACCCAGGCGGGCACCGACTCGGACAAGCAGGCGATCATCAACCTCTGGGCCGAGGATCTCGATGTCGACGGCGGCTTCGCCTTCGCGCAGCTCTCGATGACGGTCGCGGTGGCGACCTCGGACGCCGGCGCCGTGGTGCTGGGCATGGCCAAGCGCCACGGAGCGGCGTCCTCGGGCGACCTCGCGTCGGTTGACGAGATCGTCGCGCTCTGAGAGTGACGGGGCGATCGCGGCGGCCCGTGAGGGCCGTCGCCGAACTGTAACGGATGGAGGGCCCGATGGCCGAGATCACCCGCAGAATCAAGTTCACGCGCGATTACGAGGTCAAGGACCACCGCGCCGGGACCGCGCGCGCCGAATCCTACAAGGCGGGCGCCAGGAAGACCCTGCCCGAGCGGTCGGCGTCGCATTTCGTGGCGCGCGGCGTGGCAGACTACGACGACGTGAAGGCGGCCGAGCCGAAGCGGCCCGCCGAACCCGAGCCCGAGCCCGAACCCGAGCCCGAGCCCGAGCCCGACCCGGACGATCCGCAAGACCTCGCCACCGCCGGGTAACCCACGATGACCATCAGCGTGGTGACCCCGGCGGCGCAGGAGCCGCTGTCGCTCGGCGAGGTCAAGTCAGACCGCCGGATCGACGCGCCGGACGGCGACGCCGGGCTGAGCCAGAAGATCGCCGGGGCGCGGGCCGAGTGCGAGGCGGTGACTCGGCTGACGCTGATGACCCAGACCCTGCGGGTGACCCTGGACGGCTTTCCGGCCGGCGCCATCGCGCTGCCGGTCTGGCCGGTGCAGAGCATCGCCCAGGTGCTGTATGTCGACGGCGCCGGGGCGACGCAGGTGCTGGATCCCGCCACCTACCAGCTGGTTGCCAGCCGCAAGCCGAACCTGCTGGTGCCGGCCGTGGGTGCCGCGTGGCCGGTGACCCGGGCCTGGTACGATTCGGTCCTGATCGACATCGTCGCGGGCTTCGGCACCGCGTCCACGGATGTTCCGCAGGATCTGATCAACGCGATGCTGATGATCATCGGCGCGCGCGACGAATTCCGCGAGGACCTGGTCGCGGGCGTCTCGCTCGCCGCGGTTCCGAACGGCGCGCGGCAGCTGATGCTGCGCCACGTCTTCTACGGCTGAATCCCGGGCCCGCCCGGCCCACGGTCCGATTCGAACAGAGGAGCCTCAGATGGCCAAGCAGCGAATTCTCGACACCGCCACCCTGAATGCCGCCGCGCGCGACTGGGCGGGACAGTGGTTGCGGCCCACCATCTGGTCGAAGGGGGATGCGACCCGGGCCATCATGGGCCGGGACTGGGTTCTGCAGTCGTTCTACAACGCCGACTTCAGGGACGAGTTCGACCACCTGCTGGCGCGGTTCCGGGCGCAGCTGGGAGCCGACGCGCTGGCTGAGTTCGACGCCGCGGCCGGCGAGCGTTTCACGCCGCGCGACGACGCGGTGTTCGAGCAGCTGCTGGCCGAGAAGCTGGCGATCAACCCGGCCGGCGAGCACATCCCCGGCGCCGTGGGCAGCACCGAGATCGGCACGGTGGCCGCCGGGACGCAGGCGGTCGAGGTCGAGACCCCGCACTCGCTCCGCCGCCGCCGGCTGCTCGGCCTCGGCAAGGAACACCGCCAGACCCACTGGGTGCTCCGCCCGAGGTTCGCCCGGGTCTTCGCCGGCCAGCAGCACCTGTTCGGCGCCGGCGCGCAGAACATGAACATCGCCGCCGCGACCGCCATCCTGGGCCTGGACGCGCTGCTCGACGACCTCGACAGCGGCACCGGCGCCGCGGTGATCCAGGGCCGCTCCGGGGCGCAGCCTGTCGACCCGGACGCGGCCACCACGGGGACGCTGCTGTTCACCCTGGTGATGACCGATCCGGCCTTCGCCGGCGCCACCGACCAGGCAAACGGCACCGTGCGGGCCTCCGCCAGCGCCATCACCGATGACAGCGCGGCCGACGCCACGGGGACGCTCGGCTATTGCCGGGTCAGCTCGACCAACGACGGCGCGACGCCGCTCGACGAGAAGATCGACGGCGAGGCCGCAACCTCGGGCGCCGATTTCAACTTCAACACGGTCTCGATCGTCGCCGGCGCCACGGTCAGCATGACCAGCTATACCGTGACGCTCGATCAGGGGACCACGGCGACCTGATGACAGAGATGTATTTCAGTACCGCATCTCCCAATCCGTAAGGCGGTGATGAGCAGCCGGGCGCGCATCGGCTGGGCGATCTGGTACGCGGACGGCTCGGTCGGGACGGGCCGCACTCAAGAAGAGTGGCGCGCGGCCCCCGCCGACGGCGTGCAGGCGGTGGCGCGGTTCCCGCGCCGGGAACCGGTGCGCTGGAGCTGTTCCGGCGGCGCGGTGATGGATCGCGACCTCTGGACCGGCGAGGATGTCTACGACCCGTTCGGCTGGGGCGAGAAGCGCGGCTCGCTGATGCGCTGGGCGGACTACGAGGAAATCTGGGAGCGGGCCTGTGGCGGCGATTGATCTCAATGTCTCGTCGATCATCGCGGCCACCGGCTGGACCGGCGCGACCGTCGCCAATCTGACGACCTCGAACGACGTCCGGGCGACGAACGGCACCGCCGCCGAGTTCATCTCGGCGGAACTGGACGACGCGCCGGGCGATTTCGGGTCGCAGAACACGATACAGCTTCACGTCGAGGCGCGTGTGGTTGGAACGGTGACGCGGGCAAAATCGATATTGTTTGAACTCCGCAATTCCAGCGAGACCGTCCTGCAAACATTTACCACCTCCAGTCTCACGGCTTCGGATGTGGTGTACAGTTCCACCGCGTTCTCCCGGTCTGATGCTCTTTCAGTGATTAATGCGTATCGGCTGCGCGCGACCGTCCTCGAGGGCGGCGGCATGGCGGACACCGCCACGGTCGAGATCGACCGGATGTGGGCGGTGCTGGATTACAACGCGGCGGCGGTGTTCGCCCCGGAGCAGAATGCCTTCCGCTTCTACGACGATGACGCCGCCGAGGATGCGTCCACCCCGCTCGGCGCGCAGGATGCCAATGCCGAGGTCAATGTCGCGGCCGGCGACGCCACGGTGCAGCTGCGGCTCAGGATCGACGAAACGGCCGGCGGCGCGGGGGCCACGACGGATGACTGGCAGCTTCAGTACTCCAAGAACGCCGCCGCCTTCGCGGATGTCGCGGCGGCATCGAGCAATGTAAAATCTCCGGGCGTTGCGGGAGGCACTCCCGTAGTCGAGGCCACCGCGACAAGTTCCACGGAAACAGCCGGGACCACGCACACCGTTGCCTTGCCGACAGGTATTCTGTCCGGCGATCTGCTGGTGGCGGGGTTCGCGGTTGACGGCAATCAGCGGCAAGTTACGGTTACGTGGCCTGCCGGGTGGGCCGAGCTATTCGATCTGATGAATGACGATAATTTTGCCGTTGAGGCGGAATGCGGCGGGTCGATAGCATATCGGGTAGCGGACGGAACCGAGGGAAGCTCGATCACTGTGACGACCAGTGAAAGCGAGACCTCCGCGCATACGGTGTACCGGATCAGTGGCGCGGGAACGCCTGAATTTGCAACGGCCCGGAGTTTAACGGTTCCAGATGACTCACCCAATCCTCCTGAGTTAACGTACTCCGGCGGGTTGGGAGATCATCTGTGGCTGGCGTGGAGCTTCAGCGACGATCTTGACGCTGTCACCGGGTTCCCGGCCAGTTACACGGACGGGCTCACGGTCACTGCGGGATCAAGTGGACAATGCACCATAGGATCGGCGCGTCGGGCGTTGAAGGCGGCTGTGGACAACCCCGGTGTGTTTACACTAGCCGCCACTGAGGAGTGGGTTGCCGCAACCGTGGTTGCACCATCGGCGGGGGGTGGCGGCGGTTCGCAACTGACAGATGGGGCCGCCACCACCAATCGGGCGACGAACGGCATCGGCGATCCGGGCACGGGCAGCTTCGTCGCCGGCGAGCAGGAAGCCGGCAACGGCCTGATCGAGAATAGTCAGCTCACCGCTGGCAACTTCACCGAGCACGCGTGGGCGCTGACGCTGATCGCGGCCGATCTCGCCAACGCCGACACGCTTGATTTCAGGGTGTTGTTGAACGGCTCGCCGATCACGGCAGGCGTGACGCCGCGGATCACGGTTTCGACGACGGCCAGTGCGACGGCGACCGGCGGACAGGCGCTGCAGACGCTGGCACAGGCTGGCGCTGGCATCGAGCAGCCAGATGGCGCCGGCGGTGGAATTCTGGCGGCTGCGCAACAATCCGGCACCGGAACCCACACCGAGCAGGTGGGCGGCACTGGCGCGCAATCGTTCGCCCCGCTGGCACAGGCGGCGAGCGCGGCGGAGGCGATCGCCGGCCTCGCGGACCAGGCGCTCGCCGCGCTGGCCGAGGCCGGCTCCGGCGTCGAGCGCTTCGCCAGCACCGGCGTCCAGGCGCTGGCGCCGCCGAGCCAGGCTGGCGCCGCGATCGAGGTCGTCGCCACCGCGGGCGCCCAGACCCTGGCGCCGGCGCTGCAGAGCGCCAGCGGCGTCGAGCAGCCGGAGGGCGCGGGCGCGCAGATCGTGGTTCCGCTCGCGCAGGCCGCGGCGGCGACCAGCGGGCAGACCATCACCGGGGCGGCGGCGCAGACGCTGGCGCTGCTGGCCGAAAGCGCCACGGGCCTGATGGCTCCCGAAGGATTTGGCGCGCAGCTGCTTGCCCAGCTCGCACAGTCGGCGGGCGGAGACGCCGGGGGGATCGGCGGTTCGGCGGACCAGAGCCTGCAGCCGCCGGCCCAATCCGGCGCCGCGGCCGAAATCCTGATCGCCACCGGTGCGAGCCTGGCCGCCGAGCTCGCCCAGTTCGGGTCCGGCGTCATCGCCATTGCGGGCGCCGGCCAGCAATCGCTGAATTCGCCGTTCCAGATCGCGCAGGCGCTCCTGCAACCGGCCGGGACGGGCGTGCAGTTCGCCGGCGCCGCGGTCCAGGCCGGCACGGCCGCCGAGGTTGACACCGGCGCCGCCGCGAGCCTGATCGCGGCCCTGACGCAACAGGCATCCGCCGCGCCGCCGTTCCACCAGGTCCCGGGCCGGACCTTCGCGGCGCGGCGCGGCGGCGCCGCCGCCGTGGCCATGACCCGGACCTTCATAGCGAGGCGCTGATGCCCCATGTGCTGCAGACCCCCGGCGAGACGCTGACCTGGTCGTTCGACTGGACCGAATGGCTGGCGAGCGGCGACACCATCGCCTCGGCGACCTGGTCGATCACGCCTTCGGCCGGAGTGACCGTCACCGATCTCGGCGAGAGCAATCCCGTGTCCAGCGCCCGGGTATCAGGACTGACCCGCGGCCAGCAATACCTGCTCACCTGCGACATGGTCAGCACCCTCGGGGAGACCGGTCAGCAATCGATCAGCATCCGGTGCGACCAAAGATGAGGGCGGGCCGGCTGAACAGGCGGGTGTCGTTCCAGCGGCTGGACAGCACGCCGGATGAGTATGGCAACGTGAGCCAGGGGACCTGGGCGGAGCTGTTCACCACCTGGGGAAATCTGCGGGAGACGACCGGGCTCGAGATCATTGAGGGCGGCGCCATTCATGCTCCCGTATCGGCAACGCTCATGGTCCGCGGCAATTCCCTCACGCGCACCGTGCTGCCGGCCGACAGTGCCGTCATCGATTCTGTTCGATGGAATATCCGCACGATCACCAATCCGGATCAGCGTGGAGCATGGCTGCTCATGGTGGTCGAACGGGAGGCGACGGGAATCTGATGGCAGTCAAGCATATCGAGGGAGCCGACAGGCTCCGTAAGGTATTCAGGGTTCTTCCACGCGAGAGCCTGGAGCGGATCGCCAACGCATTGAACAAGGGCGCGGATGAAATCGTGCGTGATGCAAGGATCGCTGTTCCAAGATCGGAGGATGATGGGCACGTCGCCGACACCATCCGGCGCACGCCGATAATCATGGGCGGCAACTCCGCCACCGTCTTCATCGGCGCGGGAGAGAAGGGAACCGAGACGGAGGATGCGGCGTTCCGGTCGGAATTCGGCCGCAAGCCCGGCTCCGGGCATCCCGGCCACAGGGCGCAGCCGTTCATGTTCCCGGCTCTGGCCAAGAACCGCAAGCGGGTGATGGGGCGCATCCGGCGCGAAATCAATCGGGCCGCCAGATTCGCCGCCGGTCTGAGAGGCAAGGCATGACCGACTCGACGCTGGAAATCCAGAAGGCATTCGTCGCCGCGCTGAAGGCGGATGCCACGCTGGCCGCTCTTGTCGGCACCCGGATATACGATGAGCCGCCGCAAAACCCGGCATATCCGAATGTCACCTTCGGCCCGGTGACGGCGGACGCCTGGGATAGCGATGGCACTCTCGGCTGGGAAGCATTCGTTCAGATTGACGCCTGGTCGGAAAAACCCGGAAAGCCCGAGGTCTCGCGGATCATGGCGGCAATCAAGACGGTGCTGCACCGCTCGACGCTGACGCTCGACACGCAGACCGTGTGCCTGGCACTGCTGGATTTCAGTTCGATCCTGCCGTGGGACGGAGGTACGCGCCACGGTGTCCAGCGCTTCCGCGTCCTGACTCACGAATAGCGGCTACGCCGTTCGCCCTCATCGCGCCTTTGGCAAGCGCATCTTCAGGAGGATATAAACATGGCTGCTGGCTTCGATTTTCTGCTCAAGCGCGGCGATGGCGGCGGGCCGGAAGTGTTCACCGTCGTCGGCGCGCTGCGCGCGAAAACCCTGACCGCCGATGGCGGCCAGATCGACGTGACGACGGACGACGACAAGGACGCCAACGGCGTCTTGTGGTCGGTATTCGAGACCGGCGTCCACAGTTTCGAACTGACCGCCAGCGGCGTCGCCAAGCTGACCGCCAAGACCGACCTGCAGGCGATGTACGACGATTTCGCGACCGGCGCGGTGGCGAACTACCAGGTGGTGGTGCCGTTTCTCGGCACCTGGGAGGTCGCGCTGGTGGTGACCAACATGACGATCCCGGCCCAGCATGACGATGCGATCACCTTCGACACGACGCTTGTCGCCAACGGCGCGCCGGTGTTCACGCCGGAGGCGTGATGATCGCGATTCCAACCCCATCGACAGGAGAATGACATGGCCGCAACCCTGAAGGCATCCGTCCGGGTCGAGCTGACCGCGACTCAGAGGGGCGCCAACGACTTCGATTCCGGCGGCGCGTTCGCGCCCAAGGTCGCCTCGACGCTGAGTTTCGCCAATGGAACCGGCGCCGGACAATCCAATCTGCTGTTCACCGACGAGCGCACCGTCGGTTCCGGCGCCAACGACGACATAGATCTGGCCGGCGTGCTGACCGATGTGTTCGGGGCAACGCTCACCTTCGTGGAGATCACCGGCGTGATCGTCATCAACGCGCCGAAATCCGGCCCGGCCAACACCACCAATCTGACGATCGGCAACGCGGCATCCCCGTTCGTCGGCTTTCTCGGCGGCACGACCCCCACGATCGGACCGCTGAGGCCGGGCGCGGTCTTCGCCATCGCGGCCGGCGACGCGGCCGGGCTTGGCGCGGTCACGCCCACGTCGGCCGACCTGTTGCGGGTCGCCAATTCGGCGGGCGCTTCCGCCGTCTACCAGATCGCCATCCTCGGACGCTCGGCCTGATCATGAGCGGTGACGTCACGCTCGATATCTGCGGCAGGCGCATCGTGCTGGCGATGCCTCTGGGCGCATGGGAGGAACTCGCCAGGGCCGGACACGACAAGCCGCTGGTTCTCGAAGGCGCGCTGCGCGGCGGCCAGTGGACCACGGCGCAGATGATTGACGCGCTCGGCGTGGCGCTGAAGCATGGCGGTTCCGGTCTTGCGGCATCCGAGGTCATCGCCAGGCATGGACTCATGGGCGGCGCCGGGTTCGCCCATGCCGCCATCATGGCCGGGCTGGTCGGCGAGGACGATACCGGCAAGCGCAAAAAAAAAGCACCGCCGGACGGGAAGACACCGAATGGCGATTCCGGATAGGCCCTTATCTGGAAATGGGCGGCATGATGGGCTGGCGCGCCGCTGATGTCCGGGCCTGCTCGATGTCGGATTTCGCGCACCTGGTCAATGGCTGGCTGAAGGCACATGGCGTCGATCCAGATGACGGCGGCGACAGGCCGACGCTGGACGATCTCGATGATCTGATCGAAAGGTATGGATGATGGCTGAAGAGATCGGCGCCCTCATCGTCAGGCTGGATGCTAAAATCGCCAATTTCGAGCGGGCGATGGAGCGGGCGCGGCGCACGATGAGTTCAAGCACGCGCGCCATAGAGACCCGCGCGAAAAAGACGGACGACCGGCTTGCCAGGTTCGGCGCGCGCTTTGGCATAGCCATCGGCGCGGCATTTTCCGTTGCCGCCATCAGACAGTTTCTCGGCGCCGTGGATGCGGCGGTCAACAAGCTGGACGAGATCGCGAAGACGGCGGATTCCATCGGCATCACCACGGATGCCCTGCAAGAATTACGGGTGGTCGCCGATCTTGCCGGGATATCCAGCGATCAGCTCGATACCGCCATGAAGCGGTTCGCGCGGACGGCGCTCGATGCCGGCAACGGCTTGCAGGCGGCGGAGCGTTCCTTCGCGCGCGTCGGCGTCGAGGTCCGCAATGCCGACGGCAGTTTCAAGAACATCGAGCAATTGTTGCTGGAAACCGCGGACGGGTTCGCCAGACTTCAGGACGGTGCCGAAAAAACCGGCACCGCGATGGAGCTGTTCGGGCGCAGCGGCGCCGCAATTGTCAATCTCATGAACGAGGGTTCGGCCGG